GTGCCGATGTATGGTTCTATTTGTACCATTAGATTCAAACGTTCATTCATCAACTCAGTTTCTTTGAGTTCTGCAAAATGATTGTCATAGAGATAGTCGAACTGTATATGTTCTGCCATCTTATTCCAATCCTGTGGTGTCACTATGTTCTTGAGGATTAGTTGTGTTTTGAGTAGATCTAAGAATACACCACTAAATCTCTTTCTCAAGCGACCAACAAACTTACTGAACATAAGTTCATCACGCAAGATTTCAGATGATCTACCTAAGTTGAATCCACCATCTGCACCTATTCTTGACTCAGGTACATTGAGTGAACGATATAATTTCTTCTGGAAGTATTCTACGTCTGTAAGTTCACCTAAGTTCTGTCCACCGGGAAGTGTTGTGATCTCTGTTCCACGACCACCTTCTCTTCTTGGTAACCAGAAATCCTCAAGCATAGACATGAATTTCTTGTCATCCTTGATCTCTCCAGTGTTTGCATCATATACAAGTTTGTTTCTGTAACGACTCATTACATCACGTAGGTATTGTTCTGCCTTTACCTTTGGTAGATTACCAACGTCAATGTAGAATATTCTTCTTTCTGGTGCTCTTGATAGTCTGTAGATAACAAGAGAGTCCTCAATCATACGTAACTGATTGAGTGCCTTGATTGACTTATGTAAGTATGATAAACCAATATGCTTGTTTCTATCTACTAGACCTGATGAACAATATGTGATTGCATCTTTTGCAATTTTGACACCTTTACCCGCAATGCTTCCATATTTTTGTGCAGTTCCCTGTGGATAATATGTGTAAAATTCTACTACCTTTGTATCCTCAGTGATAGACTCACCTACAGATCCTGATGGTTTTATATCATACTTCTTCTGCTGATCCTTTGGTCTGATTCTCATCAACTTGATCTTCAGTGGATCGATATATCTTACTTCTTCTAATCCTAATTCTGGTTTCTTTAGGTCAATAACCTTGTGGTAGTATAGTCTGCCATCTACATACCAGTTTCTGAATATCTCATGTGCCTTCTTATCAAATCCGATTAGATCTTTGATATATTTGAACTCGTCTCTTATTACGTTCTTTAGACTTGCACTTGCATTTAGGTTATCTAAGTCTATCTCCACAGGACTATCGTTCAAGTCAGCGACAATCGCTTCATTGACAACATGTTCCACAGCAGTATCACACTCTGGGTGTAATGCCATGTTACGATATTTTCTGATGATGTCGAATTCTGTCCTGAATACGCCTTCAATATCTACATACTGACCGTAAAATCCTGAACTAAGATAATAGTCAGCACCATCCTCATTGTTTGGGGGGACGGGACTGACTACACCTTTCGACTTCTTTTCTTCATCGTCTATTGAGAATCCAAAAAGTTTTGCCATTATTATATTAGACTTATTGTATACCTATTTATTATACCACAGATGGAGCACCCTGTCCATCAGCACCCTTGTACGCTTCCCAGTACTGAACTTGAAGTGTAACTTGGAACTCTTCGATACCTTCGGTATCATAATTGAGTTCTACTGGTGAGACCTGACTTGGCCAACAACCTTGCATGTAATATCTTCTAAGAACTGGAAGTTGTGAATCACTATCAACAGCACGACCTTCTGTAAACTTCGCTCTTCCAAGTTGGTTTACAATCCAGTTTACTTGATAGTCATTAGGATTGATTGTTCCAGATCCATCGGATACTTTAGTGATAAAGTTTGCCCACTTCTCGAATGCTTCGCGAAGTTTGAAGTCACCGTCATTTATAACTGTGATTGTCCATGGGTCAAATCTTCTATCCCCTGCAACTTTGAGTTGTCTACCTCTGAAAGGAACAACAACTTCAGCAATATTTGATGCAGGAAGTTGTGCTCCCTTGATCATCATTCTAAAAGTTGTATCACCTATCTCAGGAAAGATTTCCTCTGTAGGAAATGCCATCTCAACCTCAAAAAGGTTGGGACGAGCACCACCTTGAATCAATCTTGCCTTGAAGTCATCGATTGTTCTGGTGTTATTAGGTACTGAAAAAATGTTCTTATCCATTGTTTATACCTCCTAAACTGTGCCTACAACTTCACTGAAGGAAACTCCAGTTCTTGTTGCGACGAATGTTAGTCCTATGAAGTTGATCGACCTTGATGGCTTCAGGAATATGTCTGCCACAAACTCGTTGCGGTCAATGACATCTGGTGTGTTGTTTGTTTCATCACACACAAGTAAGAAGTCTGTAACTCCTCGCTTAGATTGAACATCTCTTAGGAATGGTTCAACAATGTTCACAAAGTTTGATCTTGTGCCTGCATCATTGAGTTCAAAGAGTTGAGCATTTGCTGCTGCTTCAATCGCTTTTTCTACTGTGATGAACAATCTCCTTACGTTGATGCGGTCGAAGGCACTGCTGTATGCAAGTGCAGTCTTGTCACCAAAGAGAGTGATTCCTGATCCGGGTAGTGAGATAATTGGGTTGATTCTTTGTGAATACAACTGATCTCTGTCTTCCTGACCGGGATTGTATGCTAGTTTCACTGCATGTGCTAGTGAACCTCTTGATGTTCCTGCAGGTGAGAACCATGGGAACTGATTTACATCTGTTCTAACACAAAGTCCTGCGACGTCACTTGAGAGTGGCATGTAATTGAACTTCCTGTTGAATCTATCATAGAAGTATTGATATCCACTATCGAATACAGCGTATGATGATGATGCTAATGGTGCGAAGAACGCTAGAACGTTTGCTAGTTTAGTTGATGAATTAGTAATGTTTACAACTGAATCACGGTTAGGTGAGATAAACGCTACACAATCCTTTCTTACTTCGCAGATTGATATAAGTTTCTGTGCCTTTGCTTGCTCTTCCGATATTGACTTAGATGCTCCACCTTGTAGTAGGAATCTGATATCAGAATTTACCTTGTCTGCCAACTTATCATAAGCAGTAAGTGTGTCACCTAGATCAGCGTCATAGACTCCAATGTGTCCACCGTAGTCTTTACCACCTTTCAGTAAGTAACTCTTATTACCTAATACATTGAACTTGACATCTTTACCATCTTGTCCCCAAGCACCTGCTCCAGAAGCAATTGGTGTAAGTCCACTACTAAATCCACTTGCTAGTGGTTGTGTGTTATGGAAACTATCTGCTGCATTGACAGGAGATAAACCGGCAAATATGTACTGAGACTCATTAGCAATGACATTCTTGTAATAAATGTCTTTGTTAGGTGATCCATCAGCGTCTTGTGCCTTTGATAAATTGCCAAATTTTTCTAATAATGATCCTGTGCTTCCTGTAACAGTGCCATCAGAATCAATAACAACGACGTTAATTGCATCATCGCTTCCGTTTCTTTCCGAGACATATGAGTTTGTCTGTGGTTTTGGTAATACTGATCTCCACTTGATTGTGATAGCGTCAGTTCCACCATCCCCTCTTCCGGTAGTAATGTCCTGCTGATTATACCAATCTGTTAGTGCAGGTGTTCCGGTAAGTTTCCATGGATCGGTTGCTGCTACTGATGAGATACCAATGTTAGTATGCTGACCATCAGATCCTGTCTTGAACTCAAGTTGTGAGTTTTGCTGATATGTTGTTGCAGTTTCAACTCCTGCAATAACTGTTGATGTAACCTTGACATCAATGAAACTGTTACCTACACCGGTTATGATTCCCTTCAGGTAATCATGAACTCCGGGTGATCCGGTTGTTCCAATACCAATGTTTACACCACTCAATGTCTGAGTTACAGCATAACCTACTGCGATAGGTTTAGAAGTATAAGTATTTGTTCCTGAACCACATACTGCAGTTAGAATACCAGAAATCCTTTGGTCTGCTGCGTTATCAATAACACATACCTTTAGGTTTTCTCCCCATGATCCGGGGTTCTTCGCTGCCCAATAGAAATTGGTTGCATTGATTTCGTTGTTGTTATAATCATCGTAGTTTTCGATGACTAATGTTGTGGTCGATGCTATTCCAACTCCTGCGTTGGCATTAACCATTTGTGATCCTGCAACATTTCCACCACCGGCACGAACAACATCTAGTTGCCCTCCATATGATAAGAAATTAGATGCAGCATACCAAGTTTCATAGTGATAGTCAGTTAGACCTACACCGGGACCTCCGAACTTGTCTATAAGTTCTTTTTCATTGTTGATCCTGCAAACTTCATTTACAGGTCCTTTTTTGAATGGTCCGGCAATACCGGCAGCGACGTTAATGCTTGCATTTACGCCACCTCTGGTAAGGTCAACTTCTCTTACACTGATACCCGGAGATGATAGTCTGAGTGCCATGTAAAATTCCTGTGATTCCCTACTGTTTGACTACTAATATTTAGAAAAAAACACGCTTACAGAGGGGAAACAGTGCATGAACCCTACCAATCAGGATATAATTCAGGTTTATTCTTTCTTCTTTTTGATTTGACTCTTATCTTTGTACACTCTTTACACTCATAAGAATATGCAGAAGGTGTGGTTCTTTTATTTCTTGTTCT